CTCCGACAACATAGAACTCACCTTCCCACAAATGGGCGATGTCTTTTGGACGAAACGTATCGAATCGAAATCCCTTAATTTCTACTAGTAGAAAAAGGAGTAACATTCCGTGCGTCATCGTGAAAGCAGCAAAACTAGGATGAACTCCTAGGGGCTGGCCTTTCTTCCATCTGACATCACCGAGTTTTGAATGCCAAGTACCTCTGGATATCGTCTCCCAAAGGGAGAGATAGTCTAAGTCTCTTGTTGCCAAGACAGATTTCACGACTGAAGCCGTAAGGCTCATCGGAAAGAAGTCAGTCGCATTAGAGAGATCGACAGAATGTACTTGTTGCCCGTGCTTTAGGGCGCGCATCACTGGTGGAAACGCTTTTGTTTGGTCATGGGTACAATCCCATGGTAACCGGTGTTTCACAATATCATATAGGTGATTACCTAATGGGCGTAATGCCTCCTGGTAAATCCTATACGGGTTAGCTACAGATCGTAACTTACAACCAGGCTCTTGTATGAAACCGATTTTGCCAACAGGCAATTGGTTCATCCAGTCCTTAGGGTAAGAAGATCGTCGCATCTCGAATAAGAAGGACAATTTTTCCTTCGAACAACCCTCATAGAGGGGCGAGAATATCCGTCGATAGTGATACATGAGCCACAAACCGTGGTTCGTAGCTGCTACACCAAAGTCTAACAAAACAGATTCGTTTTGTCGGACACTCTTGTTACTTCCCGGAAGCGGTGATCGTTTAGAATCACTGCCACGGTAAGTAATCAAGGGCTTAGGCTTAGCTAACGGCCGCTTAAAACTCTTAAGCGATTGACAAACAAATGTGTCAAAAGTCTTTTCTAAACTTTCGTTACTAACAGGTTCAGCATCTATCCCGAAGAAGAATTTCTTCTTCTGGTCGGGTGTGATACTGTTACTTACCCAAAAGGTATATAACATGAAAACCTGTATAGCCTTCGAAAAGTTCTTCTCAGACTTCTGACTCCAGCGGAGGATTTCCCCAATCGGCCCAAATATTTGGCCTTTTGAGTTCC